AAATAAAATCGATTCCTCTCATTGGAGAACATGTTATAATATTTAAAATGATTGATGAATTTACATCAGCAGATTCCTTAAAACCTCAATGGTATTATTTACCACCATATCCAATAAAATCGAATATTAATAATAATTATTTAGGTTCAATTGCAGTACCTAGAACCGGAAACGTTAGTCAAGGTACAGAACAACCTGCAATGGGTAATACATTTGTAGAAAAAGGAATAAATCCATTACAGCCATATGAAGGAGACACTTTAATAGAAGGCCGTTGGGGCAACAGTATAAGATTAGGAAGCTCAATATCAAATGATGTAGACGGAGAAGATTTTTATACATTAAATACTACTTGGAAGTCGGCGCATGAAAATCGAGGAGATCCAATTATTATACTTTCTAACAAAAGAAATAACAAACCAGGAAGACAATTTGTTGTAGAAGATACTAAAAATGATGGAGCTTCGTTATATTTAACATCAACCCAATATTTTCCAGACCTAGTGTTGAATAAACAATTAAGTAAATCTGATAGCGAAAGCTCCTTTAACTCATCACAGTTTATAGGCATAGCAGATCGTATAATATTAAAAGCAAATACAAATATTATTGCATTAGATTCGAAAAAACGGGTTACGATCAATACTCCACATTTTTTACTAGGCGATGAAACAGCAGGAGCACCAATGGTACATGGAAATGTATTATTATCAATATTACAGGATATCATATCGGCCATTAGTAGTGGAGTAATAGGACCGATAGCATTAACATCATATCCAATTGATCAAGGATCTATCACTAGTGCTTTAGGCAAACTAGAAAAATTAAATAGCGGAAAATATTACATAAAGGAATAATAAAAATGCTTACACCACCATTAGATATAGTACCAGGACTTCCTGCAGTCGCAGTTTCGGTTTTAAATAAACAAGCTGTACAGCTTATAAAAAAAATTGGAGATAAAACGAGCGAGGCGTTAGAAGATGTAATAAAATTACCAGATACATGTAAGTGTAATGATCCTAGAATACCACCAATAAAAGAAAAATTAGCAGAAATACAAGAATTAATATCAAAAATACAAGAAATAATATCTGTTATACAAAAAATACAAAAAGCGTTAAATATTGCTATACAAATTGCTAATGCAGCAAAAGCGGCGTTATTATTAGTTCCCGTTGTAGGTCAAGGAGTTCTTTTATCAGAATTAATGATAATGCAAAATATGACAGTAGCAAATGCAATGCAAGCTGTAAAAGGATTGGATTTATTGCCAGTACTGATGTCTTCTGGTATGGATGTTATTAATAAACAAGTATCACAAATTACTATAGGATTATCTGGAGTATGTCCCAATGATACATTTGCTGTTTCCGATGAAGTCCAACAAAAAATTAATGAAACAGATTTTGGTGATACAATTCCTATTGACGGAGCAGGTGGTATACAAGGTCCAACTGGAGCCACCGGTGGATATAATAATCCATATGGTATAAGTTGGGGATCTGCAGAAAGCAGAAAAGATGATTATACATTAGGTACGGAATTTTATACAGATGTTAATGTATCTGATGATGATTTACAACAGTATACAAAAGCAGTGGATGAATTAGTAAAAAATCAACAAGATTTATTAACATCATTACAAGAAGCACCAGCACAGTCATATAATGGCACCAGGCCGCCTGATCCTAAATTAGGTAAATCAGGAGATTACTATATTGATACTGCTGCTAAAAAAATGTATGGTCCAAAAAATATTAATGGATGGCCTGCGCCCGTAAATTATTAATAGTAATATTTATATAAAAGAAGAAAAATTATGGAATCGAAAAAATTTATTCAAACATTAAGAAAAATAATACAAGAAGAAGTAAGAGCTGTTATTAAACAAGAATTAACAGAAATACTACAAGAAGGGTTACAATCAACAATTTCAGAGTTACAGCCAACTAAAAAGCCGTTGCAAGAACAACTTACAAGGCCAGTTGTAAAAAATAAAGTTAAATTTAAAAAAAATAAATATTCTGATATTTTAAATGAAACAAATTCTTTAAAGGAACAATCAAGTGTAGGAGACTATGCGTCTTTGATGAATGAAGATATTGTCATGACATCAAAAGATGCAGTTGGTTTTGGAATGCAAAGAAATGGGACAGCACCAGAAACAATGCATGATCCAGAGACAGGTAAAACATTACAGGTAGATAGTGTTGTAGCAGATGCCATAACAAAAGATTACTCTGCTTTAATGAAAGCAATTGATAAGAAAAAGGGTAGATAGTGGGATATGAAATAATAAATAGTGAATTTAATTCTGGACAATTAGAGTTTCTCAATTTTGAAGATCCTAATATTTCTAATGCGACCCTAGGAGACAATTTTGCTGATCTTTTGAATCCGGACACAGGATTTTATGATATTGGAATTGGTATATCTTCTAATTTTAATAACAATGGAGTATTTTATACTTCATATACAACCCAACAGCAAGCGATTAGTAATTTAAAGTTTTTATTATTAACAACAAAAGGAGAAAGAATATTTCAGCCAGAGTTTGGAACTGATTTAATTCTTAGTCTATTTGAACCAATTGTAGATGCAACTATAAATTCTATTAAAAGTGATATAGTAAGTGCAATCAATATATGGTTACCATATATTATCGTTAATGATATAACAGTAAACACATATGAAACCGATCCATCTCTCAATTATGATATTTCTGTAGCTATAACCTTTTCTGCACACGCAGGACCGAATTCTGAAACTACTATTCAAATATTTGCTTTAAACAATGGACAATTAGTTGTAACTGACAGCACAGTGCCAGCCGGAACTTCTGATAACTTAAGTTTTTTATAGGACAAATCAATGGAAATTAAAAAGGATATATCATATTTAGGAAAAGATTTTGGGAATTTTCGTAAAAATTTAATTGACTTTTCAAAACAATATTTTCCTGATACATATACTGATTTCAACGAATCATCACCAGGGATGTTATTCATTGAATTGGCATCATATGTTGGAGATGTATTAAGTTATTATGCTGATAATAATTTAAAAGAATCTATAATAACTCAAGCAACTGAAAGAGGTAATATATATAATATTGCAAATTCGTTAGGATATAATCCAAAAACATCAACGCCTGCACATACAACATTAGATATATACCAATTGATTCCTGCTATGGGTACTGGAGATAATGTACGTCCAAATTATGATTATGCATTATCAATTAAACCAGGAATGATTGTCGATGGAGCAGGAGCAAGTTTTAGAACAACAGAAAATGTAAATTTTAATGCTTCGTCGTCTGCAAATCCAACTGAAGTAACCGTATATGAAAGTGATGATACAACACTTTTGCCAATATATTACTTATTAAAAAAACAAGTAAAAGCTGTTTCGGGGAAGGTTGTTACTGAAACATTTGATTTTGGTACGCCGAAACCATATGATAAAGTTGTTTTATCAAAATCAAATGTTATAGAAATTTTATCCGTAACAGAATCAGATGGTGACCCATGGACCCAAGTACCATATTTAGCACAAGATACGGTATTTGAGCAAGTACCTAATTTATTAGAAAATGACCCCGATTGGTATCAATATAGATCATCATCACCCTATTTACTTAAATTAAGAAAAACTGCTAAAAGATTTATTACGAGTTTACGAAGTAATAATACAACAGTACTTCAGTTTGGAGCTGGAATATCTGATAATAATGATGAAGAAATTGTTCCAAATCCAACTAACGTAGGTAATGCATTAGAAGGACTGAGTCAAAATTTAAATCTTAATGTTGACCCATCTAATTTTATGAATACAAGAGCATATGGCCAAGCGCCATCAAATACTACTTTAACTATTACATATACAACTGGTGTTGGTGTGTCTGATAATGTTGATGCAAATGTATTAACAGACATCAGTACGATTAGATATGAAGATGACGTTAATTCTACAATCAATGTATCATTACTTAGGTTTTTAAAAAGTAGTGTGTCAGTTAATAATCCAAATCCAGCTACAGGTGCAACATCTGTTAATACATTACAGTCTTTAAAAAATGATACATTAGCTAATTTTGCTACACAAAATAGATTAGTAACAAGGGATGATTATATTATACGTACATATTCAATGCCAGCAAAATTTGGAAGTGTTTCAAAAGCATATATCGTTCCTGATGATCAACTTTCTCAAAATAAATTTACTACGGACCGTGTTCCTAATCCACTAGCAATGAATTTATATACGCTGGGAATGAATAGCGTAGGACAATTGACACAATTAAATGGTGCAGTTAAAAACAATTTAAAAAATTATTTAAATTATTATAGAATGTTAACAGATGCAATAAATATTAAAGATGCATTTATAATTAATATTGGTATTGATTTTGAAATAATAGTTAAACCAAATTATAATTCAAATGAAGTTTTGTTATCATGTATTAATGAATTAAAAAATTATTTTAATGTTGATAATTGGCAAATAAACCAACCAATTGTTACACATGATATTATGAATTTATTAGGAAATGTAGCAGGAGTGCAAACCGTTGTTGGAGCTTTGATTAAAAATTTATATGATAATGTAACATTAAATTATTCTGGGAATATATATGACATCGGAGGTGCTACAAAAAATAGTATAATATACCCGGCACTAGATCCAAGTATATTTGAAGTTAAATTTCCTAATACAGATATAAAAGGACGAGTAATATCACATTAATAAGAAGAAATAAATCATGGCAAATAATTTATCTAAATCAGGAATAACTACTAGTGCCACTGCAGAAGCATGGCACGTGACACAGTCAATTGATGCATTAACAGGCGTTGAGGCATATAATATTACAATATCAGGTTCATTAAACTTAACCGGTAGTGCAGTCACCGGTAGTTTTTCTGGAGACGGTTCACAATTAACAGGTATTGATTCATCAAGTTATGCATCAACTGCTTCTTATGCAGTAACGGCGTCATATGCTGAAAACGGAGGCGGCGGCTCTAGTTTATGGTATGATGGTACAACTTATTTATCTTCAAGTAAAGATGTTCAAATAACAGGTTCATTAGGGATATCCGGATCAATTCATATAGTAGCTGATAACCATACTGAATTCACTATATCGGGTTCAAATGCCTCTTCAACTTTTAATCTTACTAACGAAAATTCTGCTGGTGCTATTGTAATTAATACAGCTGGTGTTGGATCAATATTCTTTGGTACTAATGGTAATACTAACGAATATAGAATGTATCCTGGAGGCCATCTTTGGCTAACTGGAGGAACAGGACCTCAAAATATATGGCTAACTGGAGATGTAAGTGCAAGTGGTGATTTATATGGTGATAACCTTATAGTAGCTACAGACATAACAGCCTCCGGAGATATTAGCGCTAGTGCAGGTATAGTATTAGGAGGAGTAAGAAAAACCTCTTGGCCTGCGGGGGGGACTGGTTTGTGGTATGATGGGGGGACTTATTTATCTTCTTCATTACCCATAAAAGTAGATTCTGATATAACAGCATCAGGTAATATAAGCTCAAGTGGTAATTTATATGGGGATAGATTATATGCCCAAGCCATAAAGAGTCTTGTAGGCCCGGTAGTTCAAATTAGTGATAATCTAGATGTAGTAGGCCACATAACAGCATCAGGTAATATAAGCTCAAGTGGAAAATTTATTGGAAAAATAGATGCTACGGATACTAATTATAATAATTCTCATTACCCAATATTTGTTATTGATGACCAGGCAGATCCTAGTCATCTTTTACCATTTACTTCATATGGATTTAATTTTAATCCAGGTACTGATACATTAACAGTTGGTGCTGGTGGTATTAATACAAGTGGTAATATTTCAGCATCTGGAGATCTTAAAGGTTATAATATTTCATCAAGCAATGCATTCCATGCTGTGGCCCATGCGGGTTATGAGTTTACTGTTTCAGGCAGTCATTTTAATATGAGAAACCAAAGTGCTGATAGGAGTCTATGGTTTATGACCACAGATGGAACCGGAGTGATTGGTTTTGGAACAGACGGTAATAATGGTGAATTTATAATTGGAACCGGAGGACATATCACAGCATCAGGTAATATAAGTTCAAGTGGCGA